CAGCGATAAATTGATTGAATCTTGTTTCCAAATGACTTGTCGAAAGCCCGAGAGCGTTAAAAGTTGACGATAAAAGGTTATTAACATCAATGGTATCAACCATTGTTGCTAATGCTTCTGTGATTTCCTCATTAAACGCCACCAATGCGGCGGCTGATAAGGCAAAACCTATCGCACCGGCTTTCCCCGCTTTAGTAACCGTTCCCATGACTGTAGCAAAAATGGTCATAGCCAGTTGCGATTTGACAACTGCTTTGCCGAAATCAACGATTGATCTGGCAACTGAAAGAATTTTTCCAATAACTGCCGCGCCAAACGCAACACCGAATGCCATTAATAAAGTGTTTAAATTATCAACAACCAAACGAATTGCCGCAACCGCCGCTTGAAGACCAACAATCAATTTGTCGGAAATTGATTTAGCCAATTCATCATTACCTTGGATCATTTGAGTGAGGGCATTCACAACTTTCGCTAGTTCACCCGCAAACCCCGCTTCACCAACAGCGTTTTTAAACCGATCCATCTCATCAAATAAGTTGGTGAATGCGCCGCTTAGTGTTGCCATTTGAAGCGCCGCTGCGCCACCGAACTTTAGATTGCCGATTTCAGTCAAAGTTTCAATGATCGAGTCGGCGTCTTTATTGACCGTTTTGGTAAAATCACCGATCGAAAGAGTTAATTTATCGCCTTCCGATTTTGCCTTAATACCAAATTCTTTTAATCGCTCAAACTCATTCACCGAGGCATCGGCCACCGCCTCGGCAAATTGTAGGAAACTTTTTCCGCTTCCCGCCGCAATATCTGAGAATGCGGTCAATGATTCTTTTGTCGGGTTGATGCCTCTGGCAATCAATACGTTGAAAGATGTAACAATCTCATTCAAACCGAATGGCGTGTTTTTTGCAAATTCATCGAGGATTTTAAACGCACCCTCGGCGTTTTGCATCGACCCGGTGAATGTAACCAGAGTCGCTTTTAACGTTTGAAACTCTGCCGAAACCTTAACAATGTCGGCAACAAAAGCCGCTCCAAAGATTGCCGTAAACCCGGCGGCAATCTTTGAAACGTTGATAAATGCGCTTTCGATATTTCCGAGCGAGGTTTTTAAAGTTCGAAACGCTCGGGCTGTTTCATCTTTTGCGGTTAACCGGGTTTCGAGCGTTGTTTGAGCCATTTTTGTTCATCGCCTGTTTTTGTCGATCGGACTGAATTTGAGAATAAATTGCCCATTCGATAAATTCATCAATAGACATTTTCGATTCCAACTCTTGAACCGTCATGCCCAACTTTTCAGCGAGATGGAATTTGAACTGGCGTTCCTCGCTCTTTTTTAGTTTTTTTCAAGTTCGCCCTCGTTTGTGGTCATTATCTGATTGGCCAACCGCGCCAAAACTGTGGCATCAACATTTGTCCTCAATGCCGCTTTGTCGCTGATTTGAAAAATCTTATTCCCTTCTTCATCCAATGCCTTGAGAACCAAAAGCTCCGCTAGTGCATCCGACTCAGATTGATTTTTGACCGAGAACTGCAATTTGCCCTGATCTTGTAAGGTAAAAGGTTTCACCCAAAAGACGAAAGCATTGCCATCATCGTCAGCCCACTCGGGAACTTGAATTTCCCGAATGGGTTGATTTGCGAAATGGTTTTTGGCGAGTTCAATCGCGCTCAAACCTTTGGATTTTGAATTAGCCGCCATTATTCATCATCCCTTATGAAACAGTTGATTCAGTCAACGCGCCGGTTCCTTGGAAAGAAATCGATGCTTCAACTAGACCGTCATAAGACGCTGAGATTGTGCGTCCGGTAACAAGAACCGTTCCACTGAACTTGTGATCGCCGGTGGTGTTGCCTTCCATCTGAACATTCAAAGTCACCGATGAACCAACAGTCAATGCGCCTTGGCCTGATGAATCTGTATCATCAAACAACACATCGGCTGATCCGCTGAACTGTTTCAAAGACGTTTTATAGGTTCTGGAGCTATCGCCCATTGCCGTGTCTTCTAGAGTGTCCATCGTTTCATCGATAGAATAAGAACGAATTTCGGCGACCTGGTCTGTACCAACCAAGACCACCCCATCTGATCCGCTAAATGTAGCCATGTTTAATCCTCACTTTTGAGAGTTTCGGGTTTCGCGGCTTTCGCCGCCTTGGGTTTGGATGATCGGGGTGATTCCGTCCGATATCCTTTGGCCTCGAATGACGCCAAATCCTCTTGGTTTATCTCGATCGGCTCGCCGCCGCTTGGTGGATAAACATTAATCCGCTTTGCCATGTTTTCAGTCTCCTATCTAATAGACCGTTTCCGCATCGGTTTCTGTGGTAGAATACATTATTTCGTAAATAAATCGACCCACCACAATCGGTTTTTCGCCCTCGCCCGCAAACTCGGCTTCAAAAGTTCTCAAGCAAGTATCTTTTGCATTGCCGCCTCGGGTTCGATCGGTTGCCATTGCCGCTTCAACTTGCGCCGCGATATTGTCCAAGGTGTCATCTGGTGACGCCCCCTCAACATATGCCTCAACTGACACCTCGAGCGATCGAATGAGACCGCGCGGCGGCTTAATCGTTTGTGCCTCAATCGTTTCGCTCGAGGTGTAGATACAAAGACCGGGCATTTTCCCACTTTGTATTGGATAAACCCTCGATGCGAAAACATTTGCGCCGGTGGTTGTGAGGCCGGTGAGAGTTGTTTCGATATTGTCTCGGATGGATTTGCGAACATGCGCCATTTAGTTTTTCTCCAATGCGAGAACCGTCATCCCAGTGCCATCGTGATCCACTACGCGAACCGTATAGGCGGTGGAATTTACCGTCAGCGCATCGCCATCTGCCGCGCTCGAAACGTCAGCTGTTCTGCAATTAAAGCGAGGCTGTCTAACAGCCATCGGAACGCCGCCCCCGGCGTCAACTTCAACTATATCATTGTCAAAGATGCCGTTGACAGTCGCTGCGCTCCCGCCCTGTGGGGTGTAAGTCGCTGCAACGCCAAAGTCATCAGCACTAACAAAAACCGCTCTGTCTGCCGCTGTTTCAACCGCCATCTATAAACCTATTTACTGCCCTTTTTGACCTTAGTGGCCGTGGACGTTTTCAGACCAACAGAGCGATCAGATTTTTTCGCTTCATCTGCCGGAATGCCTTTGCCTGTGGACATAAGGAAAGAAGCCAGCACATCGTCAGCCTCTACAATATCCCCGGCGCTTTTGGCTTCGCCATTAATAACGGTTCCGCGTAGTAATGAAATCTTCATTGAAATTTCCCCTTTAGAAAAAGGCGCGAGTTTCCCCGCGCCTTAATTTATTTAAGCTGTTGTGATGTCAAGGATCGCTGCGAATGATTCCGCATGACGAACCGCAACGTCGATATCTTGGAACATCGCAATGCGTGTCGCGCCTTGAGTTGACAGGCTGTAAGGATCAACCGTTACATCCAGCCCACCGAACATCGCAATCATCAACTCGCTAAAGTTTCCGAAGATGGCGGCAGAACATACACCCGACGATGTGCCTTTTGTCAGATCAGAAGGAACCAAAGTCGTTGAGGCGACACCGTAACCCAGAAGGGTGTTAGAGTCGTTCAAGATAAAGTTACCTTCTACACCAGACGCTTGACGCGGTGTTTGGCGCATTGCTGAAACCACTTTGGGGTTAGTCAGGAATGACAAGTTGCCAGCCAGTGCGTTATCGATGGCGACTTCTTTTTCCAGATCAACCAGCTTTGCGAAAGTAACCGCTCCACCGTTTGTTCCCATCGCAACTGAACCGATGCCGCTTGTGCCGGTGATGCCGGTTGGCTCGTTAGAACCGCCGCCCTCAATGGCCACGTCATCGATCTTCGCCGCAAACTGACGAGTCATATCATCACGGATGATTTGCTCCGCGCTTGGGTCTGACTGCATTACCAACTTGCGTGACAGGTCAACATGCTGCGCCAAAGTCTTTGGCGACATGGTGATCTGGCGGAAAGTCGGAGCGCCTTCAGAGCCGGGTGCTGCGTTTTCAGCAACAAACCCAACGGCTGTTTTTGCGTTTAAGGCTGGGATAGCAACATCGCCCTGCATCCCGGTCATCATGCGAGCGCCAAGCCCAGAGATAACCAGATTAGCGCGGAGCGCGTCAACGTATTCGTTGCCAAGGTGATCGGTTGGTTTCAAGAAACCACCGGCTGTATCTGTTCCGACTGTCAAATCACGTTTGAAAATATCGGTTGGAACATAAAAGCCGCGAGGGTCTTTGCCTGTGCGCTTGGCGATTTCGTTAGAAACTTCCAATTCGTAACCAGACACGCCGCCGCTCATCGCACCACGAATAGCGCGGAGCAAAGAATAATCTTCGTTGCGCTCTTTTTTCGTCATGCCCAGATCGGTCGGCATTTCAAGCGGCGCATCCGCGATAGCGTCTAAGACAACGCCACGGAATTGCTCGATTGATAGACCGTCACCAATAGCTTTTTCAGCTAGATCACGTTTGTTATGCTTGGCTCCTAAAGCCAAAATGGATGATGCGTTCTTTTGGAAGTCTGCGCGAGCGCGTTCCGCAAGAGCGTCGTTATTTTGTTCAGTCATTTGAACATCCTCTTTTTTTGGAGTTGCTGGTTTAAGCGGTTC